ATATATATATTATAATAAAGCAAAAAAAATGAAATTTGATTTAAAAATAGATTACTTAGGTAAAAAAGAGGATAAAGGCGATACTGAAAAGCATATTTATAATTTGTTGTTTAAGACTTACAATGCGCAGATAGAAGGTAAGTTTGAGAAGTCAGAGCTACGCCAAATCATTCAGATTTTAGATAACGCTATTGTCTAAAAAGGTATCACGTAAAAATCTTGTAAAGCGTTTAGATAATATCTTTAGTCAGTACATACGACTTAGAAACGCTAATGCTCAGGGTATAGCTGAATGCTACACCTGTGGTAAGCAAGACCATTGGAAGCGATTACAAAACGGACACTTTCAAAGCAGGAAGCACTACGGAACGAGATGGGATGAAACAAACTGCCAAGTGCAATGCTCTGCTTGTAATGTGTTTAGGTATGGAGAACAGTACAAGTTTGGTCTAAGGTTAGATAAAGACTTTGGGCAGGGTACAGCAGAGGACTTACACGCTAAAGCCATACAAATCACTAAATACTCAAATAACGACTTACAAGGGTTAATAACTAAATACACAGCTCTTGTCAAAAAGAAAATGAAATAGTATATTTGCAGAGTACATATCCTGTACTGTTTTAATGTTATGATTAAGGGGGGTGCTTTGCCCCCTTTTTTTATTTAAAAAATAATTTATATATTTACACCAACATTAAAACTTTATTATGCAATTCAATTTAAATACCGAACAGCAAGATGCAATACTCTACGCTGTATCACACACACTCGCTAACAAAAGCGATATGTCTAACCAAACCCTTAATGACCTGTACGATATACTCGATATGTTAAAAATTGAAGAGAATAAACGATACGGACTATATAGTGGAACTCATGAAGGAATTTAATAAGGCACGATTAGAAAGTATGAGCAATAGAATAGAAGAGTTAGAAGCTCATATAGAAATTTTAGAACAACAAATAGAAATATATTATGCAGAGTAAAATCACTCAAATAGAACCGAAAGGTACATACACAAACGCATCAGGTACTTTTAATAAGTATCAGGTGTATCTCGCAAATGGTCAGAATTTTCAATTCCTCGCCAAAGGCGAATTTAAAAAGCAGGTAGGCGAAACTATCGACTTTGAAATCACGAATGAGCAATACAACACAGCGAAGCTCATCTACAACAAACCCATACAAGCAGCACCGCCTGCAAACAGAGAACAGATTATTGTTCGTCAAAGTATGGTAAAAGCTGCTGCGGACTTTCACGCATCAAGACCGAACGCAGATATACAAACAGTAATTGCAGATGCGCAACTATTAATAAACTTTGTGAACAATGGGTAGCATTATAGGTACAGTAAATAGAGTAGGAAAAACAACTACAAAAGGTAATTATCAATTTAGAGAACTTGTATTAAACACTAAAGAGCAATATCCACAGATATTAAGTGTAGTGTTTTCAAATGACAAATGCATCGCTTTAGACAAATACAACGAGGGCGATCACGTAGAGGTTCAATACAACCTTAGAGGACGTGAGTGGACTAACCCACAGGGCGAGGTCAAAGTATTTAACACAATACAAGCGTGGAAAATCCACAAACAAGCAGAGGGTGTTGAAGCTAAAGAACACGCACCTGATAGAGCAGATTTACCATTTTAATCATAGGGGGCTTTACAGCCCCTTTTTTTTATAACTTTACCAAATGCTAATAAACTTCGATAAACATTTAAAGAAACTCAACGATATACGTGCAGGAAAAGTAAACGAGGGTTTACGCTTAGGGATAGAAAGATTAGATAATCATTTTCGATTCGTGCATGGCAATCTCAACTTTATTTTAGGACACGCAAACACAGGTAAAACACACTTAGTATTTTATTTAATGTTTCTGTACTCAAAAAAGCACAACGTAAGATGGCTTGTATTTTCAAGTGAGAACGAACCCTATGCGCTAATTCGTAAACTTATAGAATTTGCAGAGGGCAAACCAATCAACCAAATAGAGAAAGAGGACTTTGACAGGCAATACGAATGGGTATTTAATCATTTTAAGTTTGTAGATGCCGAGAAATCGTACACTTACAAAGACCTTTTAGAACTTGCAACTGCTGTAAAAAAGGCGTGGGATTATCAAGGGTTTTTAATTGATCCTCTTAATAGCTTAAAAAAGAATATCCCTAAAAACTCAAACAGCTATGAGTACAGCTACGAAAGTCTTACCGATATACGAATCTTCTGCAAGCAGCATAACATTACTACGTGGATATGTGTTCACGCTGTTACAGAAGCATTAAGAAAAAAACACGCTCAGGGGCATTACTATTCAGGGCATCCTATCCCACCTATGGCAAGTGATTCTGAAATGGGGGGGATGAGCAATAACCGAGCTGATGATTACTTAATTATACACAGGTACATCTACCACGAAACGGATTGGATATACTCAAACTTGTACACAGCAAAGGTTAAAAATCAAGAATTAGGGTACAAACCCACACCTATGGAAGATCCTATTAAGTTTAGAAGTATATTAAATAATGTAGGTTTTGAAATAGATGGAAAAAATTTAGTAACTTACAATACCAAAGAGCAAACAGATTTACCATTTTGAAAACCACACTTGAAAAGATTGCAGAGAAGCACGATGATTGGCACAGGATAGTGTTATCCTTTGGGTGCAAAGAATCTATCGCTGAAGATTTAGTCCAAGAAATGTATATCCGTATGCACACTCTCATTACAAAGGGTGTAGATATATCTTTTAAGGATGATATTAATCATATGTACATCTACCGAACTCTTAGGGCTTTGTTTATAGACTTGCATCGAAAAGAGAAAAAAATCATTAAGACTAACATTGATAACCTTGCTGACTATTTAGATGATCAGGGCGAATCAAAAGAGATAGATGTTTGCGATGCTATGAAGCAAATGGATAATCTACTCGATAAAACTTTTTGGTATGATAGGACTGTGTTTGAAATAATTAGTGGTGGGATGTCTATTGCAGAGTTGGCACGTAAGACAAACATATCTTATTATTCTCTGTACTTTACATACAAAAGAGTTAAGGATTTAATTAAAAATAATATAGAATGGGATTAGGGGATTTAGTATTTTACTTTACAAAATACACAGGATTACGTTATATAGTAAAGAAGATATCCAAACTTAGGGGTAGAGATTGTGGGTGCGATGAGCGCAGAAACAATTGGAATTCTTTCAAGTTTTAGTATGCCAAAAGGACAAATGACCGATGAGCAAAGACAAAGGTGGAAGCCCTATGCTGAGGTTCTTAGTGGTAATATGACCGAGAAGCATTACAAACTGATATGCGAATTACACGCTGACCTATATGCTCATAAGTACCACGAACCATGCACCTGTTCGCCTAAGCGTATTAAAGAATGGATATACCAAATAAACAAGATATATGCCTTATAAGTATAAGCAACCATTAGACGATGCCCTGTACAGAAAGCTAAACAAAGACAAGAGTGTCAATCATTTTTTTCAGACTAAATATGTAGGTAAGTGTATGAAGCTCATAAGCGACTTCTATAAGCACCACGAAAGCAAAACGCATAAAGATTGGGAACACTCGTATAAATGCTCAGTAGGTTTTAAACAGCTATCCTATGTAAGCCAAAGGATACATTTAAAGAATCAATGGGTATCAATGGAAGATATAAAGCAGTATGTTTTCTACCGTGTGATAGGACAGACGTGGAACGGATACCAACAGGAACTAACTATAATAGACGAACTCAAAGCAGAGTTTACCAATATAGATATAGTTAAAACAGACTTTGAGAAAGACCACACTTACTGCATAGATGCTGAGGTTATAAAAGATGATTACATTGTCTTAGGGATACAGATAAAACCTATCTCATACAAGATGATGAATACAGCTTATCAAAACAGAGCAAAGGCAAACCACAAAGAAAAGAACGATAACTACGCACGTATGTTCGCCCCTTACGTTTATGTTTACTACGATGATAAAGGGATTGTAGATAAGCAAGAAACAATAAACAAGATTAATACGATAATGCATTTAAATATATGAATTTGCTTTATTAACATTTTTTTATTACATTTGTATAACATTAAAACAATTATATGAGAAAATTAATCAATTACTTTAACGACATAGAGGGTACAATGTATATCGCATTGATAGCTCTATGCTTTTGGATTGCTATTTTAGATATCTTATTATTAACCTATATACTAAGAGCATGGTTTTTAAAATAACACCCACAGGATTATACATCGTCAATAAAGGCAATAAGGTCGAAGTAATGACTCAAACAGAGTTTAACTTATACTACACGCAAAATGTGTGGTGGTCTAAAGCCAAAAAGTTTTTAGGATTATGAAAATAGATTTCGCACAGATAGGACTTGTAGGGATTATTATATGCTTGATATGGATTTTGGTCAGTTACAATATATGATTGACTCTGCTGAGATTTTAGAAACAATCAGCAAGTGGCAAAAGAAGTCAGACAACGAGGAGCTGCAAAAGATATCAGAAGCAACTGTACGACTCGTGTTCTACATTAATCAATTAGAATTAGAACGATACAGCTTTAAGCGTATTTTACGAGAGGAACGTCAATCAGTTATTAGAGCTGTGGAACGTGCAAGACGAGTAGAGAAAGAGTTAGAGAATTTAAAAGAGAATAAATATGGATTATAGTAAATGGCTCTATTATAACGAAGAGTCAAACCAATGCTCAATGTGTGGTACACCCATAAACGAGAGCGAGTTGTATTGTAGTGGAACTTGTTTTGAAGCAGACTTAAGATGAGCGAGATAACACTACTAAACGGGGAACGCTTTAAGAAAGACACCCTCATAGATTTATTAAGAGAGGATGATTTTTACTATGGGTATATGGCTAAGGCAGCCCTAAGCTCATCATCAATCAAGATGCTTGCAACAAGCCCAAAGAAGTATAAGTTTGTTACAGACTATGGTTCGCCTGAATCTCAACCATTAAGAGATGGGTGGTTGTTTCATACAGCAATATTAGAACCTGATGTATTTAACGATCAGATCTTTGTAGATGTGCAAAGCAAGAACACAAAGAAGTATAAGGAAGCATTAGCAGAGCATGGTAAAGTGTTCACACAAAAAGAGAAACGAGATGCTGAAAGGTTATCTGATGCGTTCCTAAGAAACGAACAGGCATTAAGACTATTAGACAATAGCGAGTTTGAAGTACCTGCCTGTGGTATGATAGGTGGTTATCCCTTTAGAGCAAAAGCAGATGTATTAGGTAAAAACAAAATCGTTGACCTAAAGACCACAACTGATATAAAAGGATTCCCTTACTCAGCTCGTAAATACGGATACGATATACAAGTCTATATTTATTGTGAATTATTCAACGTACCTTACACAGAGTTTAAGTTTGGTGTAATGGATAAAGGAACTCTTGACATAGCGATATACGATGTATCAGAAGAGTTTTACAATGAGGGTAAAAGAAAAACACACGAAGCCATAGAAGTTTTTGAAACATTTTTTGTACATGGTGCAGATTTAGATAATTATTGTTTAACAGGAATTTTATAACATGAGAACAGAGATAAGAACATTTAAAGCAGGGGATTTAAAAAATCAAATAACGATCCCCCTACATCAAAGATGGAAAGAGAAACATCACATAAGCAACTTAAACAACTCAATCAAAGCGAATGGGTTTTTAACAGCAGTAACATTATATGAAATACGCAAAGGGTTATACTCAGTAGAGGATGGATACCAAAGGTTAAGCTCTGTAATTGAGAAGATGCCTGAGCAAGAGATACACGCTGTTGTAGTGCCAAACGACACAAAGGTAAAACCTGAGGATGTTTTTCTATCACTTAACAACATACGAAAGCCATTACAGATACAGGACTATATAAGGTTTCACGCAACTAAGCGAAGTGTGAACCCTTTTGATAATGATAACTTTTATACGTTTGTTTGGAATAAGATATACAACAGCCCTGAAACACCTAAGCAACTTGATGAAGCTATGGGTATCAATGGTGTATTCTCACACGCATCAATCAGGATGCTATTCACTCAATCATCAAACGATTCTTTTAGAACAGGGAACGCAAAAATACAAAGCAATTCATCAACACGATTGAGATTGTACTATCTATTGCAATCGTCCTACATAGATGAGATTAACAAATATCTTGAGTGGGACAAAATGATACACAAGCTGACTAAGTGTGCTTTAGCAGTTATCATTAATAAGGTAATTCGCAAAACAAACAATGTAGATAAGATGTTAAAAGAGTTGGTTAAGTTTTCTCTGTTTCTTAACAGAAGTATGCCACCATACTTAAATACCACAAAGGATAACGTAGTTACATATTACAATCAATTTGTTAAAAATAAATTAAGCACTATCAGATGACATACACAAAAGACATTAAGACACGATTAGAGAAAATCATCAAAGAACACTTAGGTATAGATATAACTGAGAACAATCGTAAGCACAAAACAGTAAGGGGTAGGATGATGGCTTATAGAATAATGAGAGAGCAAGAAGTGATTAAAAGACATATCTCACAATCATTTAAGCAAAACCACGCAACTGTCCTCTATCACTTAGATAGGTTTACCCATTACTACAAACAAGACAAAGACTTCAAAGCAGACTTTGATAAGGTGTATAACATATTCTACAATATAAAGGACGAACCAATAGAGATGATTAAGAAGCGAATAGAGAACCCTTTGTACTCACTTATAGACCAAGTACCTGAGGAACGCAGAGATGACGTTAAAACACGCTTAGAAGCTATGTTGGTAGGGTTTGATATACAACCGAGAAACCAACAAGCGACTATATACGATGCAAACGCAATCTCAGTAGAATGATAACAAACGAGGACTGTATGGGTTTAATGGCAAGGTATGAGAATAACCACTTCGACCTTGCTATTGTTGACCCACCTTATGGCATTGAGGTAAATAAAATGCAATTAGGAAGTGGAAAATATAAAAACAAAGGCAAACAATGGGATAGTGAAACTCCGAAACAAGAATTTTTTGACGAGCTATTTAGGGTGTCAAAGAATCAGATTATATGGGGTGCAAACTATATGATTGATAAAATAAAAAAGCCATCAATGGGTTGGGTGTATTGGGATAAGATGAATGGTACAAGTGATTTTTCTGATGGCGAACTTGCGTTCACATCTTTCAATAGAGCTTTACGTTCATATAAGCATCATTTGTCAATGGACAGAAGTCAAAGGTTTCATCCTACACAAAAGCCAATTAAGTTGTATGAGTGGTTACTTATGAATTACGCCAAAGAAAACGACAAGATACTCGACACCCACTTAGGTAGTGGCTCAATAGCAATAGCTTGTCATAATTTAGGATATGAGCTTACAGGGTGCGAACTCGACAAAGACTATTACGAAGCTGCCATGAAACGAATACAACAACATAAACAACAACAAAGACTATTCTAATGATACACATGATACGATATTACAAACATTGGAAAACAACAACCGATGATCCTAAGATATTAAGGTATTGTGATAGAATGATAGAACACTTTAGTGATGAAGATAGACCTGACCTTAGATACAAACGATTATGATACTATATATGGACTTTAGTGGGTTCTTAACAACAGCAGTACTCTGTGCCTTCTGTTGGTTTATAGGATACTTAAAAGGATATGAAGATGGAAAAAAATAACTTTATATGCCTTGATGATGAATTTACATACTCACGATGCGTGTTTCAATGTAGCGACTGCGCACTATACGAAAAACAATTAGATGAAACGAAAAAAGACAAAAGCTGAAATAGATAAGGATATTAAGTTTATTCCTACGCCTGAATGGCAGAACACTTATCAATACCACAGAACAAACAAACGTGCATTATACGTTGATCAAAACAAGAAGCGATGAAAACAAAAAAGTGGACTCAAGCACAAAAGATTGAGCAGATAGAAAGAGCTACAACAAAACTCTATCTAATGGTTAATCAATTAGCTAAAGAGGTGCAGGAATTAAAGGGTACACAAAATCCTGAATAAATACGTTATATACTTGAATAATCAACTTTTATCAAGATGCATGGAGGGTCAAGACAAGGCGCAGGTAGAAAACCTAAAGCAGACGAATCTAAATTAGTAGAACGCTTAGATGCGATTATAGATAGTGATACAGCTCTCGCTAAGTTAGGGGAACTCGTATCTAAAGGCGATATGAGAGCAATACAATTATATCTCAGCTATCGTTATGGTAAGCCAAAAGAGAGTATGGATATCAACTCATCTGAGGGGCTAAATATAAACTTTAAGGACTTAATTAAGTTTGTCGATTAACATACATAAGAAATACCTACCAATATCTACCGACGATAGTAGATACTTTGTTGTTACAGGTGGTAGGGGTTCAGGTAAGTCTTTCTCAATAAATGCTTTGCTTGTTATACTTACCTATGAGCGAGGGCATACAATCCTATTTACACGATACACTTTAACATCTGCACGTATCTCTATCATCCCTGAGTTTATAGAAAAGTTAGAGTTGATGGATTGTATTGCAGACTTCCACGTAACAAAGGACGAGATAATAAATAGAAAGTCAGGGAGCAAGATAATCTTTAGGGGTATCAAGACAAGCTCAGGAGATCAGACAGCAAGTCTTAAATCACTCACAGGTATCACTACGTGGGTGGTAGATGAAGCAGAGGAACTAACAGATGAACAGAAGTTTGATACTATTGACTTGTCTGTAAGACAGCAAGGGAATCAAAACAGAGTTATCCTTATACTCAACCCTACAACCAAAGAGCATTTTGTCTATACAAGATTCTTTGAGGATAAGGGGGTTCAGGAAGGTAGCAATACAACTAAAGAAAACACCACCTACATTCACACTACCTACTTAGACAACTTAAACAATCTATCTAAAAGCTACATAGAACAGATAGAGCAAATGCAAAAGCGTAGACCTGAGAAATACAAACAACAAATGCTTGGCTCGTGGATGGCTAAAGCTGAGGGCGTGATATTTGATAATTGGACTATTGGCGAGTTTAAAAAGAAAGGTGTTAGCGTATGGGGGCAAGACTATGGATTTGCAGCAGACCCCTCAACACTTGTAGAAACAAACATTGATACAGATAACAAAATAATTTATTTAAGGGAATGTTTTTACTTACCACGACTCACAACCTCACAGATAGCACAACTCAACCTTAAACACGCTAAGGATGGGCTTATCGTAGGCGATAGTGCTGAGCCAAGACTTATACACGAGATAAAAGCCAAAGGTTGTAATGTAAAACCATCAATCAAAGGGCAGGGTAGTGTTACCTATGGTATCTCATTATTACAAGACTACGACTTAGTAGTAAGCCCTGATAGTACAAACCTAATTAAAGAACTGAATAATTACAGGTGGTTAGAGCGCAAGTCAAACACACCTGTTGATGCTTATTGCCATCTTATTGATGCAATCCGTTATAGTGTGGGATACCAACTGCAAAACCCAAACAGAGGTCAATACGCAATTCGATAAAATCATTTTTTTTTACGTTATATAAATATATGAAAGTAGATATAGAAATCCCTGAATCACTTAATGAGATAACCTTAGACCAATATCAAAGGTATTTAAAGATACAAGATAGCAACGAGGATGAGAAGTTTTTAGCTGTTAAGATGATAGAAATCTTTTGTGGGATACGTGGTGATCACGTCCTGCTTATGAGGGCTACTGATATTAACAGCATAGTGCAGATATTGACTGAGATGCTAAACAACACACCTAAGCTGCAAACTATGTTTAAGATGAAAGGTACGCAGTATGGGTTTATACCTAAGTTAGATGACATGAGCTTTGGCGAATACATAGACTTAGATACGTTTATAGGCGATTGGAATAATATGCATAGGGCTATGAATGTTCTATACAGACCAATCACGAATCAATATGGCGATAAGTACAACGTAGAGGATTATAGCGTAGATAACGCAGAGCAGATGAAAGATATGCCTATGAGTGCAGTCTTAGGTTCTATTGTTTTTTTTTACAATTTAGGGATGGACTTATCGAAAGCTATGCTGAACTATTTGGGGAACGAGGAGATGAACTTAGCTCTGCATCTAATTTCGGACGAAAATGGGGGTGGTATCAATCACTTTACGCACTCGCTCAGGGGGATATTGGACGATTTGAAGATATCACTAAATTAAATGCTCATCAATGTTTATATGCCCTAAGTTTTATGAAAGACAAAGCAGAGTTAGAAGCAAGACAAATAAAAAGTAAATTCAATGGCTAATCAAGGTGTAAGAGGTTTTTATCAAATCACAGAAACAATAAAAGACCAACTGTTAAACGATGTAAACGTCAACACAGTAACCACAGGCGATATATCAGATATTGACCTATCTAAGCAAACTATCTTTCCCCTTTGTCATATCATTGTAAACAACGTAACAATAGAAGAGCAGGTATTACGCTTTAGTATGTCTATCCTTGCTATGGATATCGTTGACCAAAGCAAAGACGAAACAACAGATATCTTTAGGGGTAACAACAACGAACACGATGTACTCAACACACAACTTGCTGTAATCAATAAACTGATAGGTGTGCTTAGAGGTGGTGCGTTATACACAACCAAATACCAATTAGATGGCGATCCAAGCTGTGAACCTTTTTACGATAGGTTTGAGAATCAGGTAGCAGGGTTTGCCTGTACGTTTGATGTATTAATCGAAAACGATATTAATATATGCAGCTAAAAGAAACACAAGCAGCCCTAAGGGCTTTTGGTAAGTATGTAGTGCAGCAATCACGAACAAACCTTACTAAAGGCAAAAAGAATATATCTAAAGAGTTGTACGATTCTATTGGCTATACCATAGAGGAAGTAAGCACAGGTTTTAGACTTTACTTTGAGATGGAAGATTATGGTATGTTTCAGGACAGGGGTGTTAAGGGTGTTAAGGGTGGTAAGTCTTTAAGTGGTTTTAGTTACAAGCAATCCTCTAATCTTATTGGCTTAGAAAGTAAAACAGGTACGTTTGGTAAGTGGGCTTCTGCAAAGCGCATACAGTTTAGGGATAAAAAGGGTAGATTCCTAAGCTATAATCAGACAGGGTTTGCACTTGCTACGATTGTAAAGAACTATGGTATTAAGCCATCTATGTTTTTCACTAAACCCTTTGAGAAAGCATTTACTAACCTACCCAAAGAATTACAAGAACAATTTGCTATCGACTTAGAAAACTTAATATAATGGCAACAAAGATAAACGTAAGAAGCCCCTTTTACATAAAACCGACTAATGGTAGTTTAGCGAGTGCTACAATGCAGCTATACATCTATACAGGTGTACTCACAACCAACAAACCTGCTTCCCCTCAATACACAATCACTAAAAACGAAATAGACTCAAATAATTACGTGGTCTTTGAAATTAGTGAACTTGTAAGGGATTATATTGATATTGAGTTTGATGGAGAATATGATAGCCAAACAGTATGGGTAGAATCCGATATAACTATGTACAATGCTGTTGATGGTGGGGGTTCAAGTGTTGGAAGCCCTGTTAACAATGACTATATAGCGTTCGATGGTTATGGGTACTTTCACGAGGGTAAGAATCCTCAGTTGTCAAGAGGGCTACTAATGTCAAACAATACTATATTCAGACTAAACGATAGCAACGTAAGAATCCCTGTATTTACAGAGGACACGAATAGCGTATCATTTTTCTATCAAGGTGTTGAGAAACGAACTCAAAGCATACCATCAGCAGGGGTTGATGTGAATAACACAAATGGTCAAATAGAATATGTTACAGTAAGTGGTTTAGATGATAACGATACATACAGGGAACGAGTTATAAACGATGGTGGCACATTAGAGGATAGCGACTGCTTAGAACGATTTTTAAGTAATTATAATGTAGGCGAAGTAGATGAGGTTATCGTAAACACAGATGCAGGTGTAGAGGTTGTTAAAATTAATACTATCTATGAGTGTAAGTACGAACCCTACAAAGTTACATTCGTGAATAAGTATGGTGCTTTGCAGGACTTGTGGTTTTTCAAGAAGTCAGTAGAATCCACAAATGTAACATCTGAGCAGTTTAAGGCATCTATATTCGACCAATCTACTCTTAGCTACAAAACGTACAAGCATCAGCAACAATCATTCTTAGCGCAGGGTAAGGATAGGATCACAATGAACACAGGATACGTCAATGATGACCATAACGCTGTCTTAGAGGAACTGCTAATAAGTGAGCAAGTGTGGTACACAGAGATAACAGAAACAGAGGAGAAGGTTATACCTGTTATCCCATTAACTAAATCAATCACATACAAGACAAGTGTAAACGATAAACTTGCAAACTATACAGTAGATTTTGAACACGCTTTTGATAAGATAAATAACATTAGATAGTGCAGAGCATTCAATTATATATAAGTGAAATAGTTTTAAGGTTGGGTGGTTTTACACAACAAACCCAACAGGTTAGTACAGAACTAAATGATAGTAACGCAACCTTTATAAGCTCAGGTGTAAAACAAGGTTATGAGATAACCAACACAAATGAATTTAACGATGTCTTTACTGCTACAATCGTAAGCGTAGATAGTGAAACTAAACTTACATTATCTAACACTATATATGGGCAAGGCGATCAACAGGCTCAATATGTCATAATAGGTAAAAAAACAGATAGAGTAGATATGTTTAAGGATGAATCTGTAAGCATCACTCAGTCTATACAAAACGTAAAGGATATCGCTAAGGTGTTCACGGAGTTTACAAAGACGTTTACCCTACCTGCATCTAAGACTAACAACAAGATATTCAAGCACTATTATAACTTTGATATTACAGGGGGCTTTGATGCGAGAACAAAGAAAGATGCCATACTTGAATTAAACAACTTACCATTTAAAAAAGGTAAGATTAAGTTAGAAGGTGTAGATTTAAAAAACCGCAGACCTAAGTCTTATCGTATTACGTTCTTTGGTAACACAGTAACGCTTAAAGACCTATTAGGGGAAGATAAGCTAAACTCACTTACAAGTCTTAATAGCTTAAATGAAACTTTTGCATCTGCAAACATAAAAACTGCATTACAAAGAAACCCTGCATCAAACGATGTAGTAGTGCCTATTATTACTCACACAAAAAGACTTTACTACGATAGTGGGGATAACACGCCTAACACAGGCAATCTATTCAATCACACAGGAGGGGGTTCGCATAATCACGGACTTGCATGGAACGAATTAAAATACGCACTTAGAGTGCATAAAATTATATTAGCCATTGAGAGCAGATATGATATAAACTTTAGCACAGATTTCTTTAGTACTTCAAATGATGCTTACTATGATTTATTTATGTGGTTACATAGAAAAAAAGGTGTAGTGTCAAGTGGCGGTCAATTAGACCAATCAACTAAACTTATTAATGGATGGTCAACAGCATCAGGTGGCGTGTCTGAAATTATAAACTCATCTACACTATTAATAACAGACGCTAATTTAGTAAACAATTTTACTTTATCTTTAACACGAACTGCATCAACACCATACGATATATCTATAACTCGTAATGGCACAGAGATATATTCTGAATCAGGAATCACGTCCACAACTAAAAGCATAAATTTATATTCATACGTTCAAGATGATGCGCAATACTCAGCAACCTTAACTTATACAAGTGCATTAAGTTTTACAAGCATTGAATATGAAATAACATATAATTTAACATCTATTGAAAGTTATAATACAGGTTCGTTTTCTGCACCTGCTGATTTTGAGTTTGTAATTACAGAACAGATACCTGAAATTAAAGTAATAGACTTTTTGACAGGATTATTTAAGATGTTTAATCTCACAACTTTTGTAGAGAATAATGGCACGATATACGTTGACACCTTAGATAACTTTTATGCAAACAAAAAGTCAGTAAGCACAGCATACGATATAAGTGAGTTTGTAGATGTAAACAGCAGCCAAGTTAATGCATCACTACCTTATAGAGAGGTGTCGTTTAGTTATGAAGATACAGATACATTTTTAGCTGCTACGCATAATCAACTATTTAATCAAGAGTGGGCAAAAACTAATTACAGCCAAACAGACGATAATGGTAATATAGTAGATGGTGGTCTTTATAACGTAGTAGCACCGTTTGGACATCTTAAATACGAAAGACTTATTGATTTAGATACAGAAAATCAAACAGGCATACAATGGGGTTATAGTGTAGATGATAACCAAGAAAGCTACATAGGAAAGCCAATACTCTTTTATCCTGTATATACAAACCCAAGTGAGGTTATCAGTTTCATAGATACAGTTGATCCTGATGGCACGTATGGCACACATTCATCAATCAGGTAGCGTAAATATGCCTTCTAACAGCGTTTCTTTTAGCTCAGGTACATCTACTGCCAATATCAATTTTAAGTTAGAGAAAAACGAATATACAGGCGATAGTAGTTTTACAGGTACTTTGTTTCAAAACTATTATAGTACCTATATTACAAACGTGTTCAATACAAAGAACAGACTTACAAAAGTAAAGGCATATCTACCCCTTAGAATCCTTTTAAACTTTACACTTGCTGATAGGTTTGATATCAATGGCAAAAGGTATAAGATCAACAGCATAGAAACGAACTTAGCGACAGGCGAATCAAACATAGAACTATTAAACGAATTATGATACAGAATATCTTAGAGTTACTACCCTATGTAAAAGATGGCTCGGAAAACATCCGAATAGCTAAAGGACAGAACTATCTACCTAAGAACTTAAAACAAGCATTTACCCAAGTTAAAAATGAAATAAAATGGCAGTCAAGAAAACAATCATAATTGATGCAAACACCGATAGTGCTGAAAAAAGCATTGATGGACTTAAAAAAAGCACAGATAACCTAAGCGAAAGCACAAGCGACCTTACAGGTAGTTTGGATAAGCTGACAGGTGGTGCTATTAGTGGTTTTAAGGGTGTTAGTCAAAGTGTTAAAAAAGCAGTTACAGGATTTAAAAGTTTACGTGTAGCAATTATTGCCACAGGTATAGGTGCATTGGTTATAGGTATAATATCTTTAAAAGCAGCGTTTACTGCATCAGAAGAGGGGCAAAATAGGTTTACTAAATTAATGAGTGGGATTGGTGTTGTTGTAGGCAACGTAGTAGATATCTTAGCTAATTTAGGGGAATCTATATTTGCTGCAGGTAAAGCATTGTTTAAACTTGCTAAGGGCGATTTAAAGGGTGCATCAGCAGCATGGGGCGAACTTAAAGAAAACGTATCTGAAACTGTTGATGGTATTAAAAACTTTGGCGAGGAAACAAAGAACGAAATAAAATTAGCAGGTCAAATAGCAGATGCAAGGGCTAAAGCAGACAAAGCAGAGCGCAAACTTATTTTAGATAGAGCAGAAGCCAATAGAAAAATAGCCGAACTTCGTGAGGTTGCAGCAGATAAAGAGAATGTATCTGTACAAGAAAGACTTGATGCGCTAAGAGAGGCAGGTAGAGTAAATGATGAAATTGCACAAAAAGAGATAGAAACTGCACGAATAAGGTTTGAAGCTAAAAAATTAGAGAACTCATTAAGCAAATCAACTAAAGAGGACTTAGACGAACAAGCACGTTTACAAGCTGAATTAATAAACTTAGAAACAGCAAGATTAAACACACAAAAAAGATTAACTGCTGAAATCACAGGGGCTATACGAGAAGAACAAGCAGAGAAAAACGCAATACAAAAAGAACAAGACGCTTTAGAAAAAGAACGCAAAGCTACATTAGACAAAGAGGAAGCAGAAAGACAAGCAAAATTAGAAGCTGATAAAAAGGCAAGAGATGGACGTATCCTTGCATCTGAATTAGATATTGAGAATCGTAGAATAGCAGCAAAGAAAAAAGTAGTAGATCAAGCCATAGCATTGTTCGGTGCTGAAACAGCAGCAGGTAAAGCAGCACTCATAGCCAAACAACTTTTAAATGCTCAGGAATTAATTGCAGAAGCACGTAAAACAATTACGTTTTCAAGTTTAGTAGCAGCTCGTTCATCAGCAGCAGTAGCAGAGGGTACAGCCCAAACTGCTAAAGTTGGTTTTCCTCAAAACATACCGATGTTGATTGGGTACGCATTACAGGCAGTTGGTATCATTGGTGCAATAACACAAGCAGTAGGTAAGTCAAAAAGTGTAGCAGGTGGTTTAGGGGGTGGTTCTGCACCAACAGTAACGCCCACAGCACCAAGAGCGCAATCACAATCAGTACCCCCTGCATTTAACGTGGTAGGTGCATCAGGTACTAACCAATTAGCAGAAGCGATAGGTGGGCAATCACAGCAACCTGTCAAAGCGTTTGTAGTGTCAAACGATGTAAGCACAGCGCAGGAATTAGACCGAAACATCGTAGAGGGTGCTTCGATAGGATAAAATACAAAAACCAAACTAAACACGTTATATATATATGCGAATCGTAGAACTTATATTAGACGATCAAGAGATAACAGGGATAGAAGCGATATCTGTCGTAGAGAACCCTGCCATTGAAGAGGATTTTATTGCACTAAAAAACGAAGAGATAAAACTTGCAGAAGTATCAGGCGAGAAGCGTATCCTACTCGGTGCTTTACTTATCCCAAACAAACCTATATACAGACGTAAAGGCGAGGAAGAGTATTACATATATTTTTCAAGAGATACAGTAGAGAAAGCATCACAGCTATACTTACAAAATGGCAATCAAAACAAAGCCACATTAGAACATCAACATAGCATTAACGGATTAACACTTGTAGAAAGTTGGATAGTAGAGGACGAAACACACGACAAATCAAGAAAGTACGGACTAAATGTACCTGTGGGAACTTGGATGGGGGCTGTAAAGGTCAACAACGAAGAGATATGGGAACAGTTTGTAAAAACAGGAAAAGTTAAGGGGTTCTCCATTGAGGGTTACTTTGCTGACAAGATGGAACGTCCTAAAGAACCTATCAATGACTTTGACGAGGACGAAGCACAGGATATGCTTAAATACATCCGTAGGGTTGTTAAGCAAGATGGTAGATACAAAGATGGCAAAAAAGAGGAATTAGAATCCTACTCTGATTATCCAAGTGGTGTAAAGAATAACGCAAAGCGTGGCATCGAACTTAACAAGAAAGTAAACAATAAATGCGCTACTGATGTAGGTAAGATACGAGCGCAGCAATTAGCACAGGGCAAACCCATCTCAAAAGAAACTATTAAACGTATGTACTCATATCTAAGCAGAGCAGAAGAGTACTACGATGAAAGCGACACTAAGGCGTGTGGTACTATCTCATATCTTCTATGGGGTGGTAAAGCAGGTAAAAGGTGGGCTGAAAGTAAGTTAAAAGAATTAGGAGAATTAGATTTAGCTTCTCAGGTTCTAAATGACGAGATGGCTATTATAGACGATAGACTTGCGTTTGCCACAAAAGAATTAGCAATAGCAGCAGCAAAAGATATTGGTTGTGAATCATACCACGAACACGAATACGAAGGTAAAGTATGGTATATGCCTTGCGAACAGCACAACCTTAAAAAGCCATGCCAAGATGGATACGTCCAATATGGTATGAAAATGAAAAATGGAAAAAAAGTACCTAACTGCATACCGATAGATGGCTAAGAGAATAGACTACATAAAAGTATTAAAACCAAAGGTACGCAGAAAGGGTGTACACGCTAAAACCAAAATGAGTAGCATTAAAGGTTCAAAGCTATATAAGAAAAAATACAGAGGTCAAGGATGATTAAGCGACTTAAACGATTTATCACACCATCAAGTACAAGCCCTAAGGGTTCAAGACGTGCCTGTTTATGCGAGGATAACACGTACTCAATTAAATGTTGTGATGGCTCATTAAGAGCGCAAGGAATTGGGAAGGTATAACCCAAAATACAAATTAAATTTTAAACACGTTATATAATTATGAAAGCGACAGAAATTCTAAGTAAAATCAAAACCTATCTTGGGGAAGATACTGCTGATATTGTAGAAAATATCGAGCAATCCCAAGTAGTAGAGTTAGCACAAGCGAAACTCGAAAATGGAACTGTCCTTGAAGCGGAAGCGTTTGAAGCAGGTAATGAAATCTTTATCCTTACAGACGATGAGAAAGTAGCCGTACCCGTTGGAGAGTATACAATGGAAGATGGTCAAATCCTTGTTGTAAGCGAAGAAGGTATCATTGGCGAAATCAAATCTGAAAGCCAAGAGGAAGAAAAGGAAGTAGAAGCATCTGATGAAGTTGAAGAACTTGAAGAGGAAGTGGAAGCTAAGTACGCAACTAAAGAAGAGTTAGCGGAAGTAAAGTCATTGGTTGAGGAGATCAAAACAATGATTGAGAAGAAAGAGGAGATGAGCGAAGTGGAAGAGCAAGTGAAAGAGGAACTATCCGAAACACCTGCTACCGAAGCAATCACTCATAACCCTGAACCTAAAAAACAAGTCAATCTAAAATTTGCACAAAACAGAAAGCAAGGAACGATTGACCGAGTAATGCAAAAATTAATCAACAACTAAATATTTAGAAAATGCCAAATCCAACTATTACAGGAAGTAGCTATGCAGGGGAATTTGCAGGAAAATACCTCGGAGCTGCTTTATTAAGTGCTGATACCCTTGACAAAGGTGCTATCACAATTTTACCAAATGTAAAGTACAAAGCTGCTATGAAAGTAGGTGCGTTCGCAAATCTTGTGCGTTCTGCTGATTGCGACTTTGATTCTTCTACATCAACACTAACTCTAACTGAGAAAGTATTGACCCCCACGGAATTACAAATAAATTTGAGTCTTTGCAAGTCCTCATTGCACTCGGATTGGGAGGCAGCCCAAATGGGATTCTCTGCTTTTGATGAGTTACCACCATTATTTTCTGACTACGTTATCGGTCGTGTAGCTGCTGAAGTAGCTGCTGCAACTGAAACTTCTATTTGGAGTGGTAGTGCAGGAGAAGGTAACTTTGATGGCTTTGAAACTCTATTGACTGCTGACTCAGACGTAGTTGACGTAACAGCAGGTACAGTTACATCTACAAATGTCATCAGTGAGCTCGGAAAAATCGTTGATGCAATCCCTTCAGCCGTATATGGGCGAGATGATTTAACTATCTATGTTTCCTCTAACATCGCTCGTGCTTACATCAGAGCTTTGGGTGGATTTGTTGCTACTATCGGTGCAGCAGGTTCTGACAACAAAGGAACTCAATGGTACGGGGGTGGAGAACTATCTTTTGATGGTATCAATCTTTTTGTAGCTAAAGGTCTTGCTGATAACACAGCAGTAGCTGCTCAGAAGTCCAACCTATTCTTTGGAACAGGATTGCTTGATGACAGAAACGAAGTTAAAGTAATCGATATGGCTGACCTTGATGGCTCACAGAACGTGCGTGTAGTTATGCGCTATACAGCAGGTGTGCAACATGGTATTGGTGGGGATATCGTTCTTTATTCGTAATCAATAATTCTCTAACTTAAAAGGGGTGGGTAAGCCGAGTGCCTACCTACCCTTTTTTATTAAAACAAAAAAATTATGCCTTGTTCAGTATCAAACGGAAGAGCGTTACCATGTAAGAGTGGTGTAGGTGGGCTAAAGAACATTTACTTTGCCCCTTACACAAGTACCACAGCTGCCTTAACAGACACAGCAGGTACAATCACTTTAGATGACAGCGTATCTTTTTACAAATATGAAATCAAGGGTAATTCATCATTAGAAACTGCTATTAACTCGTCAAGAGAAAATGGCACTACTTTTTATGAGTCAACCCTTAATGTTACATTTACATTTTTAGATGTAGCTACTCAAGAGCAGATTAAGCTCTTAGCCCATGGCAGACCTCAAATCGTTATCGAAGATTACAATGGTAACGGATTTTTGGTAGGTAAAGACCATGGAAGCGAAGTTACAGGGGGTACAGTTGTTACAGGTGCAGCTATGGGGGATTTAAGTGGATTTACACTTACTCTTACAGCTCAAGAAACAGCACCACCATTTTTTGTAGCAACACTACCAACTGATGATTCGTCATCGCCAATTAACCCAACTCCATAATTTTTTGTATATTAGCAAAGAGTTTATTTATTTTGGTTTAGTTTATTATGAGGGGGTTTAAAAGCCCCCTTTTTTATTACACAAAATTTAGAATATATACGTTATATAAGTATGATACACCTTACTACATCAACCGATGCTCAAACAATCAAGGTAGTACCACGAAATTATGCTACAAATGTAAGTATGGTACTTCGTGATGATTCTACAAATGCAGAGGTTACATATAGCGTAAGTACAACAACCGATAAAAACTATTTAGTGTTAAGTCAAGCACTTGCTTTAACTGAGGGTAGGTTTTATGATTTAACAATCAAAGAGGGTTCAAGCGTTATATTTAAAGACAAAGTATTTTGCACCGACCAAACTATCGACCAAGATACGAACAATTATTACTCAGTAAACGATGGGGAGTACACAAGCGATACAACCTACGATAACGATTACATTATATTATGAAAAACGATTTAAGGATAGTTAATTTAAGCACCTACACAAGCCCTGCTGTAAAAGAAGTACGGAATCAAGAGTTTGTATCGTATGGCGATGATAATAACTACTTTCAGTATCTTATAGATAGATATAATGGTAGCCCCACCAACAACGCCTGTATTACTGCTATAAGCGAGATGATATACGGAAAAGGTTTAGATGCCACTGACAGCAACAGAAAACCTGACCAATACGCTCAGATGGTAGCTTTATTTAACGATGATTGTGTTCGTAAGGTAGCATACGATTTAAAGTTAATGGGGCAGTGTGCTTTGCAAGTTATCTACTCTAAGGATAGAACTAAAATTGTAAAGATTGAACATATGCCTGTTGAAACACTACGAGCTGAAAAGTGCAACGATAAAGGCGAAATAGAAGCGTACTTTTATCACTACGATTGGGCTAAGTACAAAAAGAGTGATGAGCTAAAACGCATCCCTGCTTTCGGAACATCCAAAGAGGGCTTAGAGATTATGTATATAAAGCCATATAAGGCAGGTTTTAAATATTATTCTCCACCATCAAATCAAGGTGGTTTACAGTATAGTGAACTTGAGGAGGAGATTAGCAACTATCACATCAATAACATAATGAATGGTCTTGCACCATCAATGCTTATCAACTTTAATAATGGAACGCCTGACCTGAGCAAAGAGAATTAATCGAAAGACGTATATACGAGAAGTTTAGCGGGAGTAGCAACGCAGGTAAGTTTATCTTAGCTTTTAACGATAATGCTGAAACTGCTGCTGATATACAACCTATTCAACTTTCAGATGCTCACAATCAATATCAGTTTTTAAGCGACGAGAGCGCACGTAAGATACTTGTTTCACACAGGGTAGTATCTCCTATGCTTTTGGGGATTAAAGACAATACAGGGCTTGGAAATAACGCAGACGAACTTAAAACAGCTACTATCCTTATGGATAACACAGTTATACGTCCATTCCAAAGATTGCTTATTGAGAACTTTGACCAAATCCTTGCTTATAACAACATCTCACTTAATCTATACTTTAAGACCTTACAACCTTTAGAGTTTACTGACCTTGACAATGTAGAGGATATGGAAACACGAGAAGAGGAAACAGGTGTGAAGATGAGTAAACAATGCTGTGAGTTATCTAAAGAGGACTTGACCGATGAAATGTATGATAATTTATTTGATGCTTTAAAGGGCGAAATAGTTACAGACGAATGGGAGTTAGTTGACGAAAGAGATTACGATAAAGAAAACGTAAGCGAAGAGGAATGGGTAAGTAATTTCGTAAAAGAAAAGGAAAACCTTTATCAAGTTGCAAGTCAACCAAGTGGGTTTAGTTATTTAGACAAATCTAATTATAAGGTTAGATATAAGTATGCGATTGGCTCAAGAAAATCAGGTGGTAAATCAAGAAGGTTTTGTAGCGATATGATGGCTGCATCTAAAGCAGGGGTTGTATATCGTTTAGAGGACATAGATAGAGCTTCACGAAATCTTAATTTTAAAGCTGCTGAATTACCTATGCATAATAATCAGAAATTTTCTCTTTTTGAACATAAGGGCGGTATTTACTGCCGACATATATGGAAAGAGGTTTTATATGTTTTAAAGAAAAATAAAGAAAAAAGCGAAGATATATCTGACTATAAAAAAACCAAAGACATACCCAAAAGTTACAAACCGAAACCAAGAGGTAAAAAGAAATCAGAAATAGCACCAATTAACACCCCAACAAAAGGGGCTTATCCATCTTAATATGGCAACAGCACTATTTATATCACGTACAGACCTTGTTAAGAACAGCATTATCGATGGTAATGTTGATACTGACAAGTTTGTACAGTTTATCAAAATAGCACAGGAGATTGAGGTGCAGAACTATTTAGGTACAGACCTTTACAATAAGATTAGTGCAGATATTATCGCAGGTACGCTTTCAGGGGATTATCTTAACCTTGTTAATGATTACGTTCAACCTATGCTTATATGGTGGGCGCAGGTTAATTACATTCCTTACGCTGCTTATCAAATAAAGAATGGTGGGGTGTTTAAGCATACATCTGAAAACGCTGAAAGTGCAAGTAGAACAGAAGTTGATTACTTAGTACAGAAAGCGAGAAACACAGCAGAGTATTACACTCGTAGGTTTGTAGAGTACATGAATTTTAATAGCAATTTATTCCCTGAGTACAATAGCAACTCTGACTCTGATGTATCTCCTGATAATGATTCATTGTTTAACGGATGGGTACTTTGAGATATAAAATAAAAGATAAGAATATAACAAAATTAAAAAAGTTTCTAAATGCCAAACGAAATATATCACAGAAGCGATTGGGGAGAAAGTAAAGCTGAGGACTTTGGCGATGTGTACTATGACCACGCAGCGACCAATAAGCTATATAACCATTCTGATTATTACGAGAACTCAGATGGCACAGATGCGACCTTAAAAGACTTAAACAATAAAGCAAGTATAGTCTTAACACCTACTGCATATTCAGATGGTAGCTTAAATACTGTTATACCGCCTTATCAGGTCTTGCCTACTGAATTTGTTACTAATGGTACGTTTGACACAGATTTAAGTGGTTGGACTGATACCAACAATCATTGGCAGTGGACAAATCAAGGTGCTTATTTTTCTTTAACTTCAACACATAATCCATTATCTCAAACATTAACAAATCCTGTTGGTGTAAAATTAAAATTCACTTTTTCTTTAAATATAATTCAAGGCACTGTAAATGTTTATTATAAAGATACAGGAAATTCATCAGTGCAATCACAATATACACAAAGTGGTACTTATACAATAGAAACAGTAGCTGTAAAACAAAATACTGACATAAACTTTTCAAGATATGCAGGTGTAAATACTGAATTTTATTTAGACAATGTAAGCGTAAAAGAAATACAAGAAGCCGACTTTGACTTTAGTAGAGGTTCAAGTGCTACAAGAGTAAACGAGCAAGGGCTTGTAGAGGACGTACAGATATTAAGTGGAGAGCTTGTACAAAACGGAGACTTTGAGCAGATAGGTAGTGAACTTGTTACTAATGGGAATTTTTCTAATGGAACTACAAATTGGACACCTAACACTAATGCAACTCTAAGCATTGATAGCGGCAGGTTAAAGGTAACTATTAGTGGTGGGAGTGGTTATCCATCACAAAACATAACTACTGAGGTTGGCAAGATATATAAAGTAACAGCAGATGCTTTTATTGGTACTTCAAGTCGATTAGCGTTTTTTACAAATGCAGACTCACAATTTAGAAACTTATATGCTGACGGAAGTTATGATTTTACTTTTGTAGCTACATCTACATCAACTCAATTAAGACTTTATGTTTATGATGATGGTGCTTATGGGTTTTGGGACAACGTATCAGTAAAAGAGGTCGGACAGAATTGGGAGTTTCAAAATGGTTGGAATATGGGAGATGGTGTCGCTGTTTATAGCGGTACTGTAAGTGCTTATAGAACTATATACCAAGAAAATGTTTTAACAGTAAGTAGTAAATATAGATTAACATTTGATATTGTATCAATATCTTCAGGAAGTATTGAAAACATATCACAAAGCAGCCCTACAAGTTACAGTACAGTAGGCACAAAAACAGAGGACTTTATTGCTACGAGTGCAGATTTATTCTTAAAACCAACAAATGATGCAGACTTAACAATAGATAACGTATCTATAAAGGAAGTAACAGACGATACCGACTTACCAAGAATAGATTATACAGATGGTACAGGCAGTTTGTTATTAGAGCCACAGAGTACAAATCTTGTAACGTATTCAGAAGATTTTAGTAATTCATCTTGGGCAAAAGATGATGTTACAGTTGAAAGTGATAGTGATACAAGTCCTGACGGTAATAATAAAGCTACTTTAATAAAAGGTAACACCATTTTGTCAAGACATCATATAAGAAAAACTTTAAGTGGTACTGTTGATGGCTCTTATAGTATTTTTGCAAAAGCAAAAGAATTAAGATACTTACAAATAGCATCGGTAAATACTACAAACCAATATGTTAATTTTGATTTACAAGATGGTTTAGTTGGAACAGTTGGGTCTGATTTTTCTAATGCTAAAATTGAAGAACTTGGTAGTGGATGGTATAGATTAAGTGTTACTTCAGATGATAGGTATAATTCATTTTATATTTCTTTAGTATCGGGAACTAATGCTACTTGGCTTGAAAATTGGGCAATGTCTAATAATACTGATGGATTGTATATTTGGGGCGCTCAAGCAGAAGCAGGAAGCTACCCAACTTCCTACATACCAACAAGCGGTTCAACAGTAACTCGCTCTGATGAGGAAGCAAATAATAGCGGTAATGCTGACTTGTTTAATGATAGTGAAGGTGTGCTATATGCAGAGATTGCTATTCAAGGAAACGTAGGAAATAATCAAAACATTACAGCTTCAGATAGCTCAACAAGTAATTATCTCAAAATAATATATTTAAACAATACAAATAAAATTAGAGGAGAAATTAAAGGTGGTGGTTCAGTTGAGGATATTGATTTTACAAACATACAATTTAAGCAATTTTATAAAGTTGCAATATCATATAAATCATCTGAATTTAAAATGTTTGTTGATGGTACTCAAATAGGAAATACTATTACATCTTTTAATTTACCAACAGGTTTAAATGAGTTAGCATTTGATAGGGGTGATGGTCAGTTAGATTTCCATAGCAAAACAAAATGCGTAGCAGTATTTAAAGAAGCATTAAGTAATGATTTACTCGAAAGACTAACAGGCGAAGGTTACGAATCTTTTAGACTATTAGCAGAAGCAAACAACTATACAATTATATAAAATGGCAGTAAAATTAGGAAACGGTAATTGGGCAGTAAAAGAAGATAAGCTATTAGCATATAACGACAATAGTGGTTTATTCTTTAACAAAGAGTTTGACTTTTCAAGGGGTACGTCTGCAACCTATGTAGCTAAAGATGGCTTAATTAAAACAGCAGGTATTCAACCTAACATAGTAAACAACGGAGATTTTAGTGAGTTAGGGTCAGAGCTTGTTACCAATGGTAGCTTTGAAAATTGGACTGCTGACAATCCTGATAGTTGGACTGTAGTGAATGAAGATGCAAATAACTATGTTACGCAAGATGGTACTTACGCAAGAATAGTATCTAATGATACAGCGTCTATACAAATAAAGCAAACCATATTTACTATTGGCAAAATATATAAAGTAGAGTTAGATGCTGTTGTAAATAGTGGTAACGTAGAGGGCTTAAAATTAAACGACGCTACTGCCGCTGCTACAATAGGATATGTCAATTCAACAGGGCATCACACTTTTTACTTTAAGGCAGCAGGCACAGCTTTTGTTATAAACAGAAAAGGCGGTGGAGATACTGACATATTAATAGACAACGTATCTGTAAAGCAAGTTGACCCTAATGATTATTGGACTTTAGGTACTGATTGGACAGTAGGAGATAGTAAAGTAATAGGAGATAATAGCGACACAGAATCTGAACAACAGATATTTCCTGACAATACAAGTAGAACATTAAGAATAAGATATACTTTAACTGTTGACTCAGGTCAGGTAGCTGTTTATATGTCGGGTCAGGAAAAAGAATGGAAAACAGCAAGCGGCACATATACTGACATTATAACCACTACATCTAAAAGCATTGAATTTGATGGTAGAAACTCAGACCCTTTTAGTGGTACAATCACAGACATTATAGTACAAGAAATACAAACAGACACGCCAAGAATAGACTTTACTAATGACACTAAAGGGCATCTACTCTTAGAGCCACAGTCTACAAATCTTGTAACGTATTCAGAAGATTTTAGTCAATGGACAAGAAATACAACAAATATAGATACTCCATCTAACGTTACACAAACAAACCCAAGCGGTGAAAGTGAAAGCGGTTTTATAAATATAAACAATGGTGTTTCAGCAACTAAATTTATTTACAAATCAATTTCTACAACTTCAAGTATTCATACTCAATCAGTATTTTTTAAGTATCATTCAAGACAATGGATACAGTTATTAAGTGGCGGCACATCTCATTATGCTAATTTTGACATTCAAAATGGTGTGGTAGGTAATGTTTTAGATTGTACTGCTACAATAGAAGATTACGGAAGCGGTTGGTATAAATGTACTGCTACTTTATCAAGTGCAGGAACTCCAATAAATATGGTTATAGCTGTGCTTGATGACGATGCTACTTCAAGATTACCTAATTCGACAGGGACAGGTTCTTATTATGTATGGGGTACACAAGTAGAAGCACTATCATACGCAACAAGCTACATACCCACCACAGGTGCGACATCAACTCGTAATGCAGACGTATGCAATAATAGTGGCTCTGCACAAGACTTTAATTCAGAGGAAGGAGTATTGTATGCGGAGATTGCTTATTTAAGTGATACAGGAACATATAGAACAATATCTATAAACGATGGAAGTAACGATAATATGGTTGCTTTTGAAAATAGACCTGTTTCAAATCAAATTAAAGCGTTTATAAATGTTTCAGGAGTAAGTGTTATGTCTTCAACACAATCGTTAACAAATGTAAAACAATTTAATAAGATTGCTATTAAATGGAAACAAGATGATTTTGCTTGGTGGGTAAATGGTGTGCAAATACACGAGGATTTAAGCGGTTCAACCTTTGCAAGTGGAGTTTTGAATAAACTAAATTTTAACAACGGAATTGAGAACTTTCCATTTGAAGGCAAAGTAAGAAACGTACAAGTATTTACAGAAGCTCTTACAGACGAACAATTAGAAAAATTAACAAGTTAGTATGTACGATAAAGCATCAATAGCGTTAATACCAAGTGGTGTAAATGACGGCACACTATATTCTGTCTTACCTGTTAATGGTAACGGAGATTTTACGCACACAAGAGGTTCAACAGCAACAAGAGTAAACAAAGATGGACTCATAGAAACAGTAGCTGCTAATGTACCACGATTAGACTACACAGGTAATATAGATTGCTCTCATTTGCTTTTAGAGCCACAAAGACAAAACCTACAAGTATATTCAGAGGAGTTTAGTAACGCAGCTTGGAGTAAGTCAGGTTCGTTGGTTACAGCAGACCAAATTATATCGCCTGATGGTAATTTAACAGCAGATAAATTAAATGACAATAATAGTGGTACAGGAGTTGTACAAATCTTTGATAATATATTTTCTTTGACTTCAAGTGGCACTTATACTTTTAGTGTGTTTGCTAAAAAGGGTACTATAAACTATGTTGCTTTAAGAACAGAAAACTTTACTACGCCATCAAATAGCACAAGTTACTTTGACTTAGATAGTGGTGCTTTAGGTACGATTGATAGTCAGCACACAGCTAAAATTACAAACTATGGTAATGGGTGGTATCGATGTTCTATTACATTTACATTGTCAACAGACGTTGCAGGTACTTTAGTTATTAGAGCAAACGAAGCTGATAACACACCAAACGTAGTAATGAATGGCAATAAAAATATATATCTATGGGGTGCTATGATGGAAGAGAGTAGTTTTCCGTCTTCGTATATACACACACCTACAAATGCAACTGTAACCCGCTCAGCCGATATTTGCAATGATTCAGGTACAAGTGCAGAGTTTAACGACAGCGAAGGTGTGCTATATGCAGAGATTGCTGCTTTGGCTAACGATGGTACAAATAGGTCTATAAGTATAAGTGATAGTACAGATGCAAATAGAATTGAACTTAGATTAGCTACAACTGATGATAGGATACAATACAATGCAAGAACTTCGTCTGTAACACAAGCGTCTATTTTTACAGATGCTTACGATGTTTTAGACTTTAATAAAATAGCGTTATTATACAAAGACAATGATTTTAGATTATTCGTAAATGGTACGCAAGTAGCTACAGATACAAGTGGTACTGCACCAACAGGGCTGAAAGAACTTGCATTTGATTTAGGAGATGGCAGTAATGATTTCTACGGAAAAGTAAAACAACTAATAGTATTTAACGAAGCACTAAGCGATAGCGAATTACAAACATTAACAAGTTAATTAAATTAAAATGAAGTATATATTTAAGAAATATGAATTTGACAGTCAAAGTCAAGCTGAAACAAGATTAGCTGCTTTGCCATCAGTAACCGATGAGGAAGGGAACGAAAGCCCATCACACACTCATACAGTTGTGAAGCTCGGTTATTTGTGGACTACTGAACCTACCTACAATGAAGAGGGAGAAGTAGAAACAGAAGGCGTAGCGTCTGATATGTATTCGGTTGATGTACTTTGGAAAGCAAGTGAGATTACAGAAGTTGACGAAGATGGCGAATCTACTGTAAGCTATCCTTATGGGTGGTCAAGCAAAGAGGTATCTGTCGAAGGAAACGGAGTACACACATTTGCAGGGTGGAATTTTAACGAATAGAAAGATGTCAGAATTGTCGAAAGATACCAAGTTTAGTATGAGCATAGAAACTATTGTATCTCTTGCAGTAGCTATTAGCACAGCAACAGCGTTTTACTTTAGCTTAAAAGCACAGATAAAACAAGCTATGGAATTACCTGAACCTGTAATATCTCGACAAGAGTACGACCTGAAAGATAACGCCATACGTTCAGAGATTATGAATAATCGTGAGCTGATAGAAAAGAACTTTGAGAAACTTGAACTGATTGAGCAGCGTGTATATGAATTAAGATGAGAACTTTAATTGTCTTAGCGTTTTTACTATTCAGCCCTACTTCTTTAGGAGAAGTGGTAAAAGCAGATATTACAGTATTACAAGTTAATTCACAATGGAATAAACAACACAATATAGATCTTAATAATTTAATAGGGTGTGAAGTGCAATTTGCTTGGCTTGAGGATCAAAACGATAATTTTAAAAAGCAAGTGCAGACTGTACCTGTTGTTATCATATATCACAAAGGCAGACCTGTACGCCAATGGGCTGCTGACCTTAGTTTTAAATTAAACTTAGATATAAACGAGATACAAAAAGTAATAGATAAAATATAAAATTATGTGTGAATTTTGCATACATTGTGGATTGTGTTAATATGAAATACTTTACTTATACAGAATTTGATAGCCCTGATGAAGTGGGAAGCGGTAAGAAAATGCACACTGATATCTTAGAGATGTTAGACCAAGTAAGAGATAAGTTTGATAAGCCCATTCGTATCAACTCAGGATATCGCACAAAAGAATATAATGAATCTTTAGCAGCGAGGGGATATAAAGCATCGCCTAATAGCTCACATTGTAAAGGTTTAGCTGTTGATATAGCTTGTAACAACTCAGTGGATAGGTATCACTTAATCAACTGCTTGTTAGACGTAGGGTTTACACGCATAGGCGTAGGTAATACATTTATCCACGTTGACATTGACAAAGACAAAGCTAAAGAAGTAATTTGGACTTATGCGTAGTTTTTCAATTATACTATTATTTCCCACCTCGTTTATAACAGGTATATCTTATTATCCTGCAACTAAGGGATATAACTATAACGAATTAAATATATACCTTTTTTTCATTCAATTACAATTTAGAAAGCATGAGTAAAAAGAAGTTTAAGGACACGAAAGTAGGTAGATTCTTAACATCAGTAGGTTCTACGCTTGGCGATGGAGTAGGCGATATATTGCCCGACAATGGCGTTTTAGGCGTGTTTAAGCGACTTATAGCAAAAGATGATACACTTACCCCACAAGACAAAGAAACTGCCTTAAAACTGCTTGAAATGGATTCTATGGAGATTCAGGAAGTAAGTAAGCGTTGGAGTTCTGATATGGCTTCTGATAGTTGGTTAAGTAAGAACGTAAGACCTTTAACGCTGATATATCTTACCCTTGCGACTACGATTTACATTGTGCTTGATAGTTTAAATATAGCGTTTGACATAGACCAAGCGTGGATAGAGTTACTTAAAACTCTGTTAGTTACAATCTACGTTGCATACTTTGGTAGCAGAGGATTTGAAAAATATAAAAAAATCACTAAGTAGTATATATATATATAATAATATACTTTAAAAGTTTAAATAATAGTATATTAATATATAATTATTATATTTAAATTATATTTTAAAATATATATATATATTATAATAAAGCAAAAAAAATGAAATTTGATTTAAAAATAGATTACTTAGGTAAAAAAGAGGATAAAGGCGATACTGAAAAGCATATTTATAATTT